TCTTCATTTAACTCATCAAAATTGTGCCCTGAATTTTCTACTAATATAATATTAAAATTCGTTTCCTTTAACCATCTTAAAATTGCTTTTAAATATGTTTGTAATCGGTCATTTTTATCTACCTGAACTAAAGCGCATTTATTTAAATTTACGTTTACAGTTGATGTTAAAATAATAGTAGGTAAACTCATCCTATATATACTATAAAATAATATTTAATTCATTATATAAAAGGTTTAAAGATAATTTATCAATATAATATATACATCCTTTATATTACATTATAAAATGGTTAAAATCTGTGACATAGAATATCCTTTAAAAAATGAACAAGAAAATAAAGAATATTTTGCTCCATATACTATAAAACATGAATTACATGACTTCCAAAAATGGTCCATTGAAGCAACAATTAATGGTCATCACGTTCTCGCTTGTGCTCCCACTGGCTCCGGTAAATCGCTATGTGCCGAATTTGCTATAGATTTTTTTTCAAAGAAAGGAAAAAAATCTATTTATTGTAGCCCGATAAAAAGTCTATCCAATCAAAAATATTACGATTTTCAACGCAAGTTTCCTTCAACAAGTATCGGTCTTATTACTGGAGATATTAAAATTAATAATGAAGCAGATGTACTCATCATGACTACCGAAATTTTATTATCTACTATTTTAAATACAAATTCAAATTCTTTCAATGTACAAGATATTGGATGCGTTATATTTGATGAAATTCATATGATTGGTGACAAAGATCGCGGACACGTTTGGGAAAATAGCATATTAAGAATGCCTCCGCATATTCAAATGATTGGATTATCTGCGACCCTTGATGATCCCGAACAATTTGCTACTTGGATGGAAACTAAGGGACAGACAACTTTTTTAGACCCCTTTTCGGAACAAGGTTCCTTTAAACAAGTCTATCTAACAAAGAAGCTAATTAGACCCGTACCTTTAACCCATTACAGCTTTATCACTACAAATAGCGGCATTTTTAAGGCAATCAAAGACAAGGCAGTTCATCAAGAAATCCGTTTACAGATTGATAAGCTTCACATCATTCAAGACCCCAATGGCACATTTAACGATCAAAACTATTTGAGTATGAACAAAGTGTTAAATCTGTTTTCTAAAAATGAGGTGCGTGTTAAAAGACAACATGTCTTAAATAATGTATCTAAATTATTGGTAGAAAATGAAATGTTGCCCGCATTATGTTATGTATTTTCTATTAAACAGTTAGAAAGATGTGCTGAAGAAATTACTACTCCTTTATTAGCATTTGATTCCAAGATCCCATATACAATAGATCGCGAATGTGAGCATATTATACGCAAGTTGCCCAACTATAAAGAATATTTACATCTGCCCGAATACACCAAATTGGTCGCTTTATTACAAAAAGGGGTCGGAATACATCATTCCAAGATGATTCCTGTATTGCGTGAAATAGTTGAACTTCTTTTTGCGCGAGGTCTCATTAAAATGCTATTCTGTACCACATCGGTTGCGATCGGGCTAAATCTGCCAGTTAAAACTTCTATTTTTACCGATATTTACAAGCATAACGGCTCCCATGTGTGTATCTTGGAGGGACATGAATACGTTCAGGCCGCTGGCAGAGCAGGACGACTAGGAATTGATACTGTCGGCAATGTCATACATTTAAATAATTTATTTGCTGGTACGGAATTAAGCAGTTACAAGAAAATGTTAAAAGGTGCGCCTCAGAAACTTGTTTCCAATTTTAAAGTTTCCTATAATTTGTTATTCAATATGATTGAGAAAAATGATAATAATGTTTTGTATGCGAAAAGAAGCATGATACAATATGATATTGACAGACAATTAGGAGGCATTAAAAAAGACATTGATCTAGTAACTGAAGAAATTGGAAAGATAAATGGTGCGTTAGAATACATCACAAAAAAAGTGCCGGAATCGGTGTTAAAAGAGTATCTACATTTGAAGACACTGCTTCCATCGTGTGTAAATAAAAAGCGAAAAGAGACTGAACGTGCGATTTTAAAGTTAGAAGATGAATACAAAACGATTGTAAAAGATGTAGAAACATATAAGAAACATTTTGATAAGGGTTTAGAACTTGATAAACTAACAAATCAGTTTACTGGAGTAGAACAATATTTAGATAATAATATTGGTATCGTATTGAATATGTTAGAAGAACGTTTTTTCATTGGACTAAAAGATGATCTATTAAGTTATTCATTAACTTTGAAAGGCACTGTAGCTTCCCATTTTAAAGAAGTCCCATGTCTAATATTTGCGGATTTGGTTTTAGATAATGTATTCGCTTCTTTTTCTGCTTACGAAATGGTTGGCATTTTGAGTAGCTTTACAAATATAAAGGTGTCTGATGATAAAAAAACATTTCTTCCTAGTTCTGATTATAAAAACGTGGCGCAGTTACTCAAAGAAATTCACGATTCTTGTAACACATTTGTAGATTTAGAGTTAAAAAATGGCATCAATACGGGTACTGATTATGATATGATGTTTGACTTAACTGATTATATGATGTTCTGGGCTGAATGCGACTCAGAGCCAGAATGTAAGCTTTTGTTACAACGAATGTCTGAAGAAAAAGATATCTTTTTAGGCGAATTTGTTAAGGCTATTTTGAAAGTGGTGGCGATAACAGTTGAGCTAGCCGCAGTTGCGGAACTAATCGGTGACATGGATCTGTTACAAAAGTGTAAAGAAGTACCTTCTATTTTACAGAAATTTGTCGCAACCAATCAGTCGCTTTATGTATAAAAATATTTAGATAATATATAGAAGATGGCATACATTGCTCCTCCAATAAATCAAATGTCTCGTCAAGTTTTAAATGATGAAGATTGTATAATATGTTTTGAGCAGTTATATTTACCTAGTGATAATGGAGCACCTATTGAAATTACAACTTGTCATCACAGATTTCATAGAGGTTGTTTACAAACTTATTGTGAAAATCCAGCAAATAGAAATAATACTTTAATTAGTTGCGCCTGTCCTACTTGTCAAAGACGTTTTAATTTTAATATTAGATTACAAGATTTAAGCCAACAAGTTGCTGATAGATTTGCTGTATTAGACGCGGAAGAAGCTGCTCTTGCCGCTGGTCCTGTCGTTGTTGCTGGTCCTGTCGCGGGTTTAAATCCACAATTACAAAATTATTTACGGTCAACCTATGAAATTGACAGAATTACTAAAGAATTTTTTAATTGTTTTAGTCAAATTATTGATGATGCGGTTGCTTTCAGAAATGACAATAATATGGGTCTAGATAAAGCAAATTATGGATTACAAGATAATGTTCCAATACCTCAACAATATCGTGTCGCAATATTTGGAGATGAATCAAAAATAAATCAACAAAAATCATTAGTTGTAAATGGATTAATATTGCGTCTTAATAATGAAATCTTACCAAGATTTAAATTTAATACAGCATATTCAATTGAACTAAATAACTCACTTGATATTTTAAATACTATAAATCAAAATATACACGATGCTGCTTTTGTTAATAGTTTATATCAAGCAGCAAATTATCCTTTGAATGAAAATATAGGAGTTTTATTTGATGGATTGAATGGATTTGAACGTAAATTATATAGGGCAGTTGATAAACTATTAGCTTCAGCTATAAATAGACAATATCAAGCTTCTTTACATTCTGTATTAAATCCATTTTTACTTGATTTGGTTGGAGGAATTATTCTTATATTTTTAACGTATCCTAATCCAAATTATTTAAATTTAATGCCGACAACAATTATACGTATAAATGGTAGACCAGCTGTAAGACCCGATTTCCAGTTTTTTATAAGATATTTTGATTGTTTTGTAAATTTCATCAGACAATTATTTGCGATTAATTTTGATGTAGCTCAGCAATTAGGAGGCAAACGTAGAAAATCAAGAAGAGTTAAAAACAGTAAAAAGGTTAGAAAAACAAGAAGATATAGAAAATAAATTATTATATCATTTTTATTTTAAATACTTTACATAAATATTTAAATATTTTTTCCGGTGGGGACCCCCTAGAACCAAATTATGCCTCTAATTATGCTCCCAGTTGTTACCAATTGTAATCCTTATTTTCTTATCTGTTTTCATAAGAGAATAAAGTAAATATAGATATTCTTATGGTAAGGAGGAAAAAGTGTACTTTAGTGTATTAAATTGGAAATTTGGTTTTTGATTTTGGACATTTATTTTTGTCCATTTTTAGGATCCATAGGGAGGCTTTGATTTAGACCCTTGAAAAGTGATTTGTGAGCATAATGGTCTCAAAAATGTATTGAATTCAGAAAAAGTTATGACTATACTTTTTTGAAAAAAAGCGTCAAAAACTGGACATTTTTATATTTGTCTATATAAATGATGACAAATAATGCGGATTTAGGGCACTTTAGCGCCGCCAAATATTACTGTAAAACTTGTGACTATAAATGCTGTAAAAGTTATGATTGGAAAAGACATGTATTGACACAGAAACACCGAAATAATGACAAAATAGTGCCAAATAATGACAGCGACGGGCACCAAACTGGACCAACTCATTTAACATGTGGTTGCGGAAAGATCTATAAGTATAGACAAGGATTATCAGTACATAAGAAGAAGTGTTCTGCTTCTAAAATGAGTTTAATCAATCAAAGCGAAGAAAAAGACCTTTCTGACAAGGAAATTATTAAAATGCTTATAAAGGAGAATTCTGAGTTCAAGAGTATGATCTTGGAAGTGGTTAAAACAATTCAGCCAAATAATACGACTAACAACAATAATAGCCATAATACAACTAACAATAATTTCAATCTACAGTTTTTCTTGAATGATACGTGTAAAGATGCGATTAATTTAGTCGATTTTGTGCAAGGACTTCAAGTGAAATTGAAAGACTTAGAAGAAACTGCGAAGCTAGGTTATTCAGAAGGGGTATCTAAAATATTTATCAATGGATTGAATGAATTAGACGTAAATATGAGGCCCATTCATTGTAGTGATGTCAAAAGGGAGACCCTATATATCAAAGATCATGATGAATGGATAAAAGAAGATTCATCCAAGACGCATCTAACAAAGGCAATTAAAACAGTTGGAAAGAAAAATATACAGCAAATATTTGAATGGCAGAAGAAGTATCCTGATTATAATGATCCAGATTCAAGAAACAACGACAAATATTTAAAGATGTTATCAAATGCGATGAATGGTTCAACAGATGAAGAACAATGTAAAAATATGAATAAAATTGTCAAGAATATTGCGAAGGAAGTGATAATTGATAAGAATATTTAAATTATTTTGCGTGTAATTTTTAGGTCTAGTTAAAGAAAGAAATAAATGACTATTGATTAATAAAATTTTTAGTGAGACATTTTTTTGTATTATATATAAAAAAATTGAAATACTTTATATTTATATTGTAATATAAATATATTACATCACATTTAAAGCAATGACTACTATTTCGAATACTACTGATAACGTTGTATTGTCAACGAAAAAATCAAAAAACCAAAAAATTAAACCGGCGAAACTAATGAATGACCTCGAATTCATTATTGAAGAAGATGTCTCGTTTGTGCCTCAAATTAAACGAAAGGATGTCTTAACAAACATGCTTTTAAATATAAAATTAATAGGTGCACTTTTATTTGAAATTTTAATCACAGACAACAAATTAGGACCAAGCGATTCCAGACAAGGCGACTTATTTGAGACCATTTGCGAGATACTCGTTATATTAAAATGTATCCCAGAGATTAATTACAGCAACATTTTATGCGGCGATTGCTCCTCTTTAAAACCGGTAACAAATATTAAATCTATTCTTTCTAACAAAATTCATCAAGGGGGTAATGTATCAGACATTA